TTCATCTGCACCAACAGCCATACCTGCTGTATTAGAATAGTTACTTCCATCTATTTGTAATGTGGCAAAATCTGTATCAATACTTAAACCAGTAATTGATGGAAATGAAACATAAGGAGAAGGTGCTGTTCTGTTTGGATGAGCGCCGAATCCTAAAACAGTATAACCAAAACCACTCAAGCATCATTCCCCGCGTTAATTGTGTAATATATTTTAATGCCTACTAATCTTGCATCACCTGTTTGGGTGTCCCCACCAGTATCTCTATTTATTTGAAAGTAAGTAACACTGTCAACAGAAGCACCACTAATTGTGACAGCACCACTTGTTGCTGAAACCATCATATCGTTCGATGTACCGCTATGGGCTAAAGCAGTAGTAGAAATGGCAGTTCCAAAAGCAGTATTAATATCATCGCTGTTACCAAACCCAACACCCGATAATTCCCAAGCAACTGTACCTGTATTTGTCCCTGTAACTGTCCAAAATGGTTGAAAGGTTATTGTTCCTTCATTCCATGATTTAGGGAACGCTACTGTAAATTGAGCAAACTCATCTGAAGAAGTGTCGAAATCTAAACATTTTAATTCGGGACCATTTGCTAGTTCTACTTGTGCTAAGGCAGCACAACCACTAGTAGTATTAGGGTACATAGATGCGGCTGGAACCCAAATAGTATGTAATCCTTGCTCAATAGCACTGGTAGTCCCTGTATCTGAATCAAAGTCGAGCGTATAATATCCTGCGTTCATAGGACTATCATCTGCTGCACCTCTTAAAATAATAGATTGATAAGGTTTTAGAGAAATAGTATTAGCACTAGGAATTAGCGTATGTCCAGTATTACTATCATTAATATGTTGTGAAGAAGTTATAGTAATATCATGAGCGGAATCAACATTAAATAAAAACTGTATAGTTCCATTTACTGCTGTGGGTAAAGTGCACACGTTATTATTAGAATCAGCAGTGTGGAAAAATATCATTGTATGTTCAGCACTAACTATTCTATTAGATGAACTACTATCACTAGCATTTATAAGTTGTCTACCAGTAGTAAATGCATTGCTAGTATGTAAGCCAGCAGCAGATAAAGGACCAGCAATATCTGAAGCACCAGACCCATCAACATTTAAAGTGCCGTCTATTTGTAGATTACCTGCTTCACTAAGATTGGCAATTTCTGTAGACGCGTTATTTTGAAAAGCAAAAGATTGGCCGGTTTCATCATTGTTACTATCTATTCTCAATACCATGTTACCAGCAGAAATTATATTCAAATCAGCCCCTGTGCTAGTAAGAGTTGTTCCAGCAAAAGATACATTCCCACCAAAGGTAGCAGATAAATCATCACTAAGAGTTAAAGCAGTAGCATGTGAATTTAAAGGTGTGTGAGCACTACCACCGGCAGCATTTGCAGTTTGAAAAACAATATCTCCACCTGCTCCTGTTCCTTTACCTGCTCCACCTTTAATAGTAACTGAACCACCAGCAATATCATTTGTAGTTCCAACAGTTGTAGTTCCAGCACTAATTGTTAGATTCTTACCTGCTACGTTATGTGCGGTAGCAGCAACGTCAAGTGTTGCGTTTTGTCCGTTATTAAAACCAATACTTCCACTATTATCTATAATCCCTCCAGTAACAGTTAAGTCACCAGCAATAGTAACATTATGTGATGCATCAATTGTTAATGAGTTATTTGCGGCAGTAGCATCAAAAGTAGCATCAGTGTTAATAATAAATTTATCAGCACTATCATCAATTCCCATAATTGTTTTAAGAGTTGAATGACCAAAAGTAATTGTTCTATCTGTACCATCTGCATCTGCACCTATAATTAAACTAACTATATCATCACCAGCAAAACTATCTGTATTATATACACTCATTAAAGTTTGGAAACTATGTGTGTTTGTTGCCGCCGCACCTGCCGCTACTTTAACAATAGCAACTGGAACATCATCATTATTTATATCTGCAATTCTAGCAGGATTAACTTGACCCGCACTAATTGCTAATCTATTGTTTCCAGCATCAATATATATTAAATCATATCTATCGTAAGTGCTATCACCAGCACCAACTGTAACTGTATTGTGTCCGGAACTACTAGATAAAGTAACTTTTGTTCCTAGTGTTCTATAAGTAGTTGGGTTAGCCAACACAAAATCATCAGAAGATTGTGTAAAAGTTCCACTACTAACAACACGACAACCAGAAGCAATAGCAAATAATGTTTTAGCAACACCGGTATGAATAGTATCGGTACCGTCTACTAAACCACCAAGAGTTCCTGTAGTCCCAAATGTAGTAATTTTCCCTTCGTTTGCTACCATTATACCACGTCCACTGAAACAACTAATTCTATATTATCACTAGAAGTAATAGGTCCAATACCATCAAAAGGGACTCTCACTAACATTATTGCACCAGCCGCGTAGGTTGTTCCATCAATTGTAATATCTGTTGCGGTATTAAAAATACCAACCTCTCTTATTACTTCTCCTACATAGGAACTAGCACTTAAAGTTATTGTGAAATCAATTGACGAAATACCTGAAGTGGTTATAGTTATTCCACTAGTTTGAAGTTCTGTACCCCCTACACTAAGCGGTGCATCTAAGTTTGTAGCATTTGGGTTGGAACTATCTCCACCTGTGCCTATTTTATATCCTAAAAAATTATCTTGTACAAAATCCCTAAGTGCTTGTCTTGCTAGTTCTGTTATCATAGTAAATCATACTCCAAGTTTTGTGTTGACTCTCCTGTTGGGACCGTTATTCCTAGTGTTGTATCAACACCAAATATGGTCGTAAATCCAAATACATTTGCTACTGTACTTGTAGCAGTAGTATACTGTACTTTAAGTTTAACTGCTCTAAGCGCAACTTCTTCTTGTATAAAACTGCTAGGAGTCGTGGTTTTATATCGGTCACCACGTAAAGCAGCATCTACCCTTTTACCCTGTACTAATAATTCTGCAATGCGGTTTGTTAGATTCTTAGCATATTTACCTACTTTAACATCCATAAATCCTCCTATTTCATAGTTAATTTCCAATACGATATACTCACCCCTTGCTATTTTTTCTGATGGGTAATTAATATTAATTATTTGTCCGGGTCTTAAGTATGGGCATTGTTCATATAACACCTTAAAAGATATTGCTGGACTAGATTCCGAGTGAACTCGTAATAGATTCATAGCCTTTCTTTTACATGCTTCTTCTGTGACTATAGTTAAGTCAACCTCTTCTAATTCTTTTAACCCATCTTTCTTTACAGAATTATAATCTCTTACTGTGCTCTTAACACCGTCACCATACACTGTAATTTGATTAAAGAAATCAAATAAGTTATTATCTCTAGATATTTGTCCTATTCTATTGTCTGCATCAAATTCATTAAATTCAATATTAGTATAATCTTCATCTTCAATATCCTTAACTAATTGAACGGTTTTACCGTCTACTATTAATTTTCTATTTTTGAGAGATGCGACAAAATTCACAGCACTAAAACTGTCTAAACCTTGCACATTAAACGCTTCATAGTACTTTGCAGTATCTGTTGTTTGAGTATATGTTATATCTGTATTTTCTATTAAATCATTAATTACTTGTTCTGCCTCATCTACTACTTGGAAATTAGTACCTATGGAACATCGCTTACCATTAAATTTAGGTTTATTAAAAGTAGACAAAGTAAAAATCTCCCCAAAAGATACTACACCACCCATTGCTTTAATATTAGACATTTCTAATCTATATACAACTGGGGTGGTGTTCGCTCTTGCTACTTTAACCCCTGAACTATATCTAGAGTGCCCATCGGTAATAGACATTTGATATGTTGTATTATCTACAAATCTTGGTTTTGTAACATTTGCTACACCATTAACTGTTTCAGGTGAATTAGTAGCAGTAGCGAAATGTTGTGCACTTCTAATATCTACGAAGCCTCCGTCAATTACATCTATATTAATAGGCATAAACATAGATAGTAAACCCTCATTATACATAGTATCTACACTGGCATCAAACCCAGCATCATAATAGTTAAACCTATTAATAGGCCCATAACATTTATCGCTACCTGTTACTTTAGAATAAGAATTAGATAGTGTTAACAGGTTAATTTCTGACGGGGTAAAGTCATAGAATGTATCTTGTGATATTCTCATAACTCGATAAAACCCTGTGCTATAAGTATTAGCATTATCTATTTCAATTACGTGTTTAAAGTATTCTGTGTTACTTGTTTCAGATAATTGTTTCTCTATAGTATGAGATATAATTTTATGTATAAATGTGGGAACAGTATTATTAATTGCTCTATTGGATGTAGAGGCATTAGCAAACGTTTTGCCTTCTTCACTAACTAAATAATAACCCGTAAGGTCAGGACAGAAATGAATCCATCTATGTAATTGTCTATCATCTCCGTCATTTGCATAACTTTTATTTTCAATTAGTTCGGTAATATGATTACTGTCTGGAGTATTATAAATACTAAAAGTAATCCTTCGTCTTTTCTGAGCATGAATATCTATTGTTCCACCAATACCTACATCATCAGCCTGTAAATTTACAACCGGTTTATAGTATACTTCTGCTCCGGTAATTGAGGTTTCATTGAATCTTTGGTCTTGCACCGGACTTGATGATTTTTCTTCAATACCGTTACCCGCCTTAGTTAATCCTAAATATGAATTTAACTCTCCTGTACCTTCGTCCTGTAATTTATTACTATTTGTGTATCTACTTAATTCGTCAAACTTCAAAGCAGCGTATGGGTTATCCGAAGAAGTTCCACTATGAGCAGTTTGAGCAGAACCTAAATATGCTTGGCCGTAAGAAGTGCTATAAAAGTAATTATCACCATCACCTTTAGGATAACTTAAATTAACAATTGGGAAAGTCATACCGGCAGTTGCTATAATATAGTCAGCCCGCATACCTAATAAGAAAGCATCACCCACTGTAAAGTTAACACTACCTGAACCATATTGTGCGTTAGCCATATCATCTACAAGAATCGCAGCATCTGCAATTACACTAGCAAAACTACTTCTAAACTTATTACTTAACAATCTAATAAATTCGTCGGAAGCACCACCACCATCTTCATCATTTCTTGGGTGAAAATATATGGCCTCAAATTTATCTATATTTTCTAAATCATCTGAATCAACACCTATTTTAGTGTTAAGATAAGCACCAGCCTGAAATTCACTAGCATACCCAACCCCTGTAGTTCTAACATTCATTGTGTTATCTGAAGAATTTGATGGGTAATCTAATATAACATCTTTAGACCTTTTAGCATTTAGCATCGTATTTTCAAAAAACGCATTCGGTTTGTAACCTCTAGTAATTAAACCTATCATATTATTTCTAATCTTAGAACCACCAGAAACTTCTACTTCCGTTAGACGGGAAGTATTACTAGTGTTTGTTTGCGTAAAACTATCTTGTACTAACATTTCATTAATAACTCTAGAACTACTTCTAATTAATCCTTGAATACTAGATTTAAATGGGGAATATCCCTTATTTACATCCAGAGGCCCATAGTCCGAGGCAATAACATTAGTATTTGTGTTACCTAAGTATAAAGGACTTATTAGTTGATTATGTATTAATTCTTTATTGTGGTTATATCCAGCATTGTTATTAGTTACAAACCAAGGAAACTGGACGCTACCACTAATAATATGTGAATTGAATTCTTGTATTTTTACATTAAAATCATGTTTAATATTTATAGGTGTCCCACTTTGATGAACTGAATCTGGCCCAACGCTAAAATATACTTCAGTTCCATTAGCAATAGTAGGACCACTATAGTTAGAACCTAAAGTTATAGTAGCCCCACTTATGGCACTAACTGTGCCTATAAAAACTCTATTAGGACTTGTAGCAGAAGAACCCGTAAGAGGGTCAGCGTAAATTTCAATAGGTACTATTTGTATAATATCTCCACCAGAAACACTTGGGTCAGCAGGTGAATGGTTAATCAAAGCATGGTCAAATAACTTTTCATACTCAGGAACGTTAGGACCATTTTCGCTACTACTTGCGGATTTAAGAGTAATTTCTACATTTGAACTATTATCTGCTGCGCTCTCTATCATAGCATATTGTCTATCTTCGTTAGTTACAGACGTAGCAGTATTACCAATTCTAGCAATAATCATACCTTCGTGAAAGTGACTAGCATTACCGTAAGCACCATTACTGATTGTTATTACATTACCAGATACAGCAGTAACTGTTGCGCTAGTATTTATATAATTAGTAGGTAAACTTGTTAATCCTGAACTAGACCTTCCACCTGTAGCCGCTGGAGATGCATTTAAAGTCACACTACTAGCACCATTAGTTAATTCTGCTCCAAGATTTAATACTGCAGTATGAAATTTAACTTGGTGGTCATTTGCACTAAATAATTCATTATGCAATTGGAATTTTTTATTATGAACATCTAGCATCGCAGTATAATTATTTATATCAGTTTTATTTTCTACATCAACATTATTAAAATGCCAATCCATAGTCATCTCTACCAACCTAACTACTCCAAATCTTTTCATAGTATTAGGTGAAATAGAACTTGTGTTGACTGGTAAAATATCATAAGAGGCATCATTTTGTCTTTTAGATGTTAATTGTCCGACATATTTATCATGCTCTATCCCTGCTACCGTAGTACCGCTGGCTTTAAAAATTAGAGAGTAATCTGTAAAAGACCGTGAGGCTGCAGGGTAACCTATATGATTAGGTCTAGTCATACTATCAGGATAAATATCACCCAATGCAAACAAAAAAGTATTTATTGCTTTGGGGTCATTTGCTTCAAAGAACATCTTATCTACATAGAAAATATTATCGTCATCGCTGTCTTGGGCCAATAACCTACCCCAGTATTTTTCTCTGTAATTATCGTGGTCATTATTCGCAATACTACTAGAATCTTGACTATGATTTGCGTTATCACAGTTTCTAGGAATCAAAGTTGTATCATAGAAATTACTACCCAATACGGGCATTGGACCCCTAGTTTCAGGAGAACCCTCCCGTAATTTTGTATCAGAAACTGAGTTATCATCACCTAAAGCGATAGTTTGTCCATTACCATCAATTCTTACACCAGTAAGACAGGCTCTAATATTACCTTTTTTATCTCTATATAAATCTAGACCAGTAATACCAAGTATAGATGTCTTAGCAGTATTAGTTATTCTATCACCTATTTCATCCTGATAGTATATACTACCATCTTCAAGGTATGAATACCTCCACATAAAAGAACCGAATCTAGTACTATATGTTGCATATAGTTTAGGTGAACCTAGGTTATCATCATTTAATTTTCCTACAAAGGATATAGGGTAATTTTCAGAATCGTTATTAGTTATTGCTTCTGAATTTAATAGGTGTAATATCCCACCGGAGGGCAAGCCCCCTTTGTTAATTAGATAAATATGTTGTTCGTTAGTAATAGATTTTCTAGCAGTATTTGAATCAATCCTACCTAAGACAGTGGGCATGATTGGGGCTACGCTGATATTGTTAAGTCCATCATCTAACGTTTCTATATCTATTACATCGTACTCGGTCATAGAGGAAACAGTGTGTAACTTGTTTTCAGTACCATCAGAGTTAAAAGGAACAAAACCTTCCGGGGACATATTAGAATCAATTTGAACAGTATTTGAAATAGTATAACCTAATGAGTTTTCATTATCTAATCCTACATATGTGTCTGATTTTGACCCAACTAATGATGTTGAATCCTGCCCAGTATAGACATTTATTTTTTTACCAGAAATAAAGTTTATACCTTTGTCTGCACTACCTCTTAAGGTAGTAGGAGTATCAGTATCAGTTTGATTTGTTGATAAAGATTTACCTGCCATAATGGTTGATTTAGCCACATAAACTATTGCTTCTGTGGAATTAGCAATAGAGAATGGTGACGTTCCCGCCCCCGGTGCAGTAACACTAAATTTTGGTGTAGTAACATCTCTGAATATATCTTCTGATAGAGGTGTTTCTAAAGACACAGTTACTGTTACTCCAGTTCCGGGGTCAGAAGTAGCGGTATTTGCAGACACTATACCTAACAAAATATACTGTTCCCTCGGTGAGGATAAATACCTATAATATATTCTATCACCAATTTCTAAAGGAACGTACGTTCCACTACCCCTTCTTGATGTACTAATATTAGCGGAACCTGCATCTTGAGTAGCGAGAGTGCTACCCGATGTAACTCTCAAATCTAAACCTGTATCAGTCATTTGACTAATCGGACTCATAGTAGAATAAACATATTCATCGGAATAAAGGTATTTTTTATTATTTACCTTTGCTAATAACTTACCTAAGTCATCTCTACCACTAATTGTGTATTTCATTTGCGTACTTTCAGTTTTACTATTAATATATTCAACAGTTCCATCAAAAATAACATTATCAATAAATGCCCCACCACCAACGTAGTTAATTATTGGCGCTATATATTTAACAGAGTTACTTGTTACAGTAGAAGTTCCTCTATTTTCATTACCATATTGATAAATATTAAAAGCACTATCATTTAGTTCAAAGTATTGGTTATTCTTATCTCCTTTATCTACAGATAATCTATAACTCTTAAGGTCACCATCATCTAAAACAATATTTAAATCCCTATAATCTACTTGAGATGTAGTAACAGTAATACCATTTTTAGTTATTGTACCATCAGCCGCAACTTCAGTATCTATCTTAGCGTTAGTTAACAAATTAGATTTTAACGTAGACCATGCTCTCCTAAAGGCTTTTACGCCTGATAGAGTATCATGTATTGTTGTCCCTGTTGTAAATGTGGCTGCATTTTTTGTTTTATATGCATCAATTGTAACTACTTGAGTTCCTGCCGATTTAGATGCTATTGAGGCTACCACATAGATATAGTCATCTATACGAATAGTTTCCCCATCACCTAATAGGCGGGCTAAATCTTGTTCATCACCGAGTTCTTGAAACTCTAACTGTCCAGCAGTAGTATTTGTGTGAACCTTACCGGGTAAATTTACATCATAGTTATTATTTAACTTCTGTTGGTATAATACGCTTCTAACTTTAAAATCATCATTCATTTTAATTTTTTCATCTAGAACCTTTTCAAAGTCATATATTTCTAACTCAGCGTAGTTACCCGAAACAGTAACTGTTTTAGACACCTTAACTGATGATACGTTCTCTAATATTTTAGTTATTTCCGGTGATTCAACAAATGATAAATGTGTAGATGGTCCTGAATATACAGTAGCAACAGATTGACTTCCACTTGCTAATCCACCAGATAAGGTATATACTGGCCTACTAGCATTTAAAAAACAAGTGTCCCAACTAGTTAAGTTGGCAGTATATGTTTGTGCTGAACCAGCGTAATTAGTATAGTGAGTTGTTGTACTAGCACTAACTGTGCTATCATATGTGTGGGCCGTATCTACTATTTTAACAGTTTGTTTGTATGGACTTTTATCTAATAATCTAGGTCCGAATGATTGGTTAGTTAAGAAACAAGTACTACTATGCACATGGCTAGACCCATCATATCTACTTTTCCTAACTTCATATTTTGTATTATGTGCTAGTTCGTTATCTATTGGGTTATCTATTCGGTCATTGTAGAAATAAAACGTTGGTCGACTAACATTTACATAGTGGTTATGTTTATCACCTGTTCCTGTTAAGCCGTAACTAACTGCTACTAAATCAGTATTTGTAGATGAAGGCCCTTTGTATACCGCGAATTTGGTTCCCTCTGGTATATCTTCTTTTAATCTAGGTTCAAATTCAAAGCCGTCTCCAGCATTATCATAATTTAATACTTCGGTAATTTTAGCAAAATGGTGTTTATTACCATTATCGGAATAAATCAATACAAAATAATCGTTAGCCGTAGCCAAAGAAGAACCACTTAGTATATTTGTGAGCGTAACATCTGAATGAATTTTATATCCGGGAGTTGTACTTTTAGCCGATTGGTGACTATCTATTGTAGTATTGGCTGGATATAATCTATTAACAGTAGATGATGAAACACTGTTTAAAGTATTAGCAGGGGCAGCACCCCTTGTTTTATATATCTCAAAACAGTTTATATCACCGGCTAATGCTGTACTATTTATCTCTACTAGTGTAGGGTTAGTTGGTGTATTATGTCCAATAATAGGAGTAATTGTAACAGTGTCGTTACTTTCATCAGCGGCGACACTTCCTAATGCTAACGTAGTGCTTGCATCTGCGGTTAAAGTATAGTTAGTATTATTTCCACCATCAACAGCATTTGTAATTGTAATAACCATTCCCTGTTTTAAACCAGTAATAGTTCCACCACTATCTCTACTAAAAGTATTAGCACTAGCATCAAAGTCACCAACAACATCAATTAACGGTGGTAAACTTTGTCCAGTATCTACTGCGTGTAAACTCATATATCTGCCTCCTCGAAATCAACATATAGTAACGTATCATTATATTGTGGTAATAAAGTAGTTGTAGTATTGATAGAATTTTTTGAACCACGTATTACTGCTACTTCGTGAAGTTCTCCCATAAACTGTGAATATCTTTTAGAGGAACTAGTTCTATCCTGACCTAAAGTAATATCAGCATTACCGAAACTAAATGTGTTTGTATCTGTGTGCTTTAATGTACTAACCTTAGCACCGTTGTAAAATATATTAATAGAGTTAGATGCTTTATGATAACTAACCCCAACATGATGAGGTGATAGCGGGTAAGTAATTTCTCGAGGTGCTTCTATGTATATATCTTCTCCATTAAGAGAACTTACGTTTGAATCTAATGTTAGTAATGCTCTACCGGAAGTATACGTAGCAGCGGTAATAGTACCCATAACAGTTCCATCACTTTTATATAACTTTGTACCTATTTGCGCTCTACCATTATTTGAATCAATTATATCCATTTTACTAGTAGTAGGAGATGCGGCCGAAGAAGGATAGGTAGCGTTAAATCCACTATCCATCAAATGAACTTGGTTATTAATATAATTAAACTCGGTAGGAGCAGAAGCATTCATACTATGTGTATTTCTTGATTTAAATAATACAGGAGTTCTTATTGTACTAGTTGTACTACCTGTAGTTAATTTTGCTTCAAAATAATACTCCGCTGGTTGATTAACATTTGTTGTTGTGCTGTTTATTAAATATAATTTAAAATTAGTACTTGAAAATAAACACATTTGGTGAGATAATCTATTAGTTGTAGGCATGTAGCCTTCATCTAATGTAGTTGTACTGATGTTTTTTTCTCTAGAAGGCATAGTTTTTTGACTAGTTTGGTGTCCAAAGTCACCATTAATAGACCTATCATAAGTGGCTGCAGCCTGAGAATTAGAACCATATCCGTTTACATCGTAAGGAACGAATAACATTTCAACTGTAAAACTACCTTCGTGGTCCCAAATACCCCTAGCCTCTGATGCAATATTATCAGAATAATCTACACTAACATACCCATCACAAAGAACTGGGAATTTTAACCCATATTGATTTCCCGCATATGGAATTAAATTCATGCATCTTCACCAAATATATCCTTTGCGCTACCCATTACGTCGAAGATAAATTCACCATTGATGGTAAATGTTAACCAAGGTTGCCCCGGCACAAAATCTGTAGTAATACTTTGGATAACAACAGGGTGAGAAACTATTGATGAGGAATGGGATGGTTTGAAGTATTCAGAATTATCTAATGTAACTGCTCTAAGGTTATCTTGGTATCTAGCCTTAAAAGAATATGGGATAAGTGGTAAGTATTCTACAGGGGTATTTTCATCAACACCTGTATGGTAGTTATAGTCATAACCAACTCTACTAGGAATAAGTACGGCCATATTTGTAATATTTTGATATGGTTGTAGGAATGAGGAATCTAATGAGGAATGTAAAAATTGCGCTATTTCTTGCGCTGTAAAAATTCTAGCGACTTCTGAACCATCCTTTCCGGGATATTCACCACTAGCAGCAAGTGGGTTATTTTCATCTAACTTACCACCAGTAGGGTATTTTCTAACCATTAATTGTTCGGTAATAATACCAGTTATACTAAACGTTTTAGTTGCCGCTGCAAGGTCAATTGATAGTGTTTTTGATTCACCAGTAACTAACGCTGTTCCGGGAATAGAAAATGTAGGTCTTGATTTGTTTGTTTGTACGTTAAAAGATTCAGCCAGTAGACCAATTCTATTTGTAATTGGAGATTGTGAGCCTAAGTCGTCATCTGCCCTAGCACTAAAATCTAAGAAAACGTGATAAGACATACCTCTTGTTTGTGGGGCTTGTGAACTAGATGAAATGGATTCAGTATTAAATAATATATAATTTATTACTGCTCCAGAAAAAGCACCTTCAGTAATTAGTGCTTGAGTAACTACCATTGTTGTAGTTCCTACTTCGCTTACAGTATATGTTCCAGTATTATTTGTTGAAGCAATAATTCTAATTAAATCCCCAACAATAAAACCATCGGTAGTAAAATTCCCAGATGCTCTAGTAATTGTAGAACCAGAAATACTAATTGCTACTATTGCGCTTTCAGTCATTATGCTCCCCTCGTTCTACTTGCTGTAGTGCGATTAACTTCCATATTAACCATGCGCCCAATCTTTTGTGCTATATCTCGTAGTTCTGTATCGGACGCACCAATACGGCCTTGAACATTAACTGTGATATTATTAGTATTACCTGTAGCCATTCTCTTTGAATCTGAATTACTATATACTGTAGAACCTGTTGGTAAAGATACTAATTCCGGACCTCTTTCACCTACTAAAGTTAAACCTGACGCGGGACCACCCATCGCCCTACCCGGAATAAATCCTTGTATTAATGTTCCAACAAGGGCAACAGAGGCAGCCGCTAGTAGACCTAACATTACTGACGGAAGAAAATATATAAACGCAGCAATAGAACCAATAATAGTAAGTATGTTCAATCCAATAGATAAGGCTTTATTAAATCCTCCTTCAACATCATCCGCAGTAGAAGATAACCAATCCGTAAATGCTGAAGAAAGGAACTCCCATATACCCACAAGTATGGGTACTATCAATGTGCTAATTAGACCCCAAAGTATAAGCCCGGCACCAGTAACTATTTTAATTATAGCATCTAATATAGGTTGCCAGTTACCTTCTTCCATAAATGTATCTACCGCATTATATAAATCAATAAATCCACCTATCAACGTTCCGAAACCATCAATAAGTATTAGTATTCCTTCTACTACTTTTACACCAAATTCATATATCCCCTTACCAATCGCAAGAAGTAATTTACCTAAATTAAGTGCTTTAAATATAACTATAACTAATGTAATCGCTAGTAAAAATTTAGCAACAGCACCTGCAATTAATTTAATCTGTGCGCCAAATGCCTTCCAATCAAATTTTCTTAAACCCTTAAAGAAATTTTTCATACTAGTAAATTTTTCTACTAACTTAGCGGCTTGCTCTTTTCTATAAAGTTGTCTCTTGTATTTAGCCATGCCTCCTGCTTCAGCAACAGCCACTGCTTCACCAATTTTTTGTGCTTGCGCTAACTGATTTTTTGCTGTCTCCATAGCCTCCATATCTTCTAGCGCAAATTCACCCCTTGCTGTTTTTTCAGCAACGTTTTGCTGTGCAGTAAAATAAGCCTCTGCAAGTTCTTCATTATCTTTTATAGTATCTCTAGTTATACCAGTATCTAATCTTAGACGTTCCAATTGCATTCCTTTTTCAAAGCCTTTTTTAGTGTCCATAATACCTAGTGCTATTTTCTGCATAGGGGATAATTTTTCACCAGAATCCTTTTTCTTTCTTGCATCTAGAAATTTATAATAGGATTCT